AATGATTTCAAACCACGGTATTCTGTTAGTGCGATTTGAAATGCGTATATAATAGGAAGAAAACCCATTAAATAAGGATATATGCGTGTAGGGTATAGTCGGTAAAACTTACATAAAGTTACTAAAGTTTACACTTATTGCCCCTTATTTGCCCCCTTTTTATAAAAAAACTTGGCAGCCCACGCTACCAAGCGGCATGAAAAAAACAAAAACATTGAACGTGAAAGTCCGTCTATAGTGTACCTTTACTTAGATTAAATGTCTAACGTTATATACAAAATAAAAACCCCGACTAAAAAGCCAGGGACAGTTCGAGAATATTCATCGAAAGACGCCAAGTATTCCGAAATCTATGTTATCACTTATCGTAGAGAATGGCAAATATAAAAAAGAGCTATGAGATAACCTCGTAGCTCTTGCCTATGATGGATAGGCTTATTCATCAAAACCAAATATTATTATACCAAATAAAAAAAGCCCCAGCAAATGCCAGGGCTTCGACCACTACTGCCATGATATCCCTACTGCAGTGTGAGGGGAGGTGATATACTCCTTTTCGTTTTTTTAATTTTCGTGGTCTTGATTAATTATCCGTAGTAGTTAACGAGGTCGTCTTTATCCCAACATGAGAGCCAAACCGTACCAAATTGGCCAAACTCGAAATGTCGATAATAATAACCGCCGTAGTAGCCGCCGTCTTGCATGTCAGTGATGTTAGATTCATCACCGGCGAAACTAAAGAACATGCCTGCTTTGAAATCTTGATCAGCACCGTCTGGCAAGTCGTTACCGTCTGCATCTACCCAGTTGACCATAGAAACGGGAATACCGTTCTCTGTCCAGTCAAAACCAACGGGTGCTAAATAGTCACATTTGATTTGCCAAATGCCATTAACATATTTGACCTCATTGGCTTCATAGTATGCTTTTTCTTGTGGCACGACTGCCGTGTTAGCTTGATTGTTAGTCTGAGGTGCAGTGTCAGCGTATCGCCAAACCTCGATATAAGCTGGCTGATTCCATCCGTAGTAATCATTCCAAGGGTAAGTATTGATTGCTTGTCCAACTGCTCCTTGAGTTGAGAAATCGCAACTAATGAAGTATGTATCATCAATCATGACACCGACATGTCCACCAGCTCCACCAGAACTAGACATATCAGCACCCCATGACATCAAAACGATGTCGCCTGGCAGTGCATCCCATGATTCATTACGGCAAACACGATAGAAGCCATTATTTGAAAGTTGCTGACCAAGAGTTACCGTTGACGGGAGCCCTTGAATTGGGATGCCAGCTTCTTTCAAAACTTGCGACATGATGCCGGAACAGTCTCCAGAACCGTCTGAACCATTGCGAGAGCCGAACATTGAATACGTGATTAGCCCTCGTCGGCTGGTGAAACCAGTAACAATAGATTGTTGTACACTCATTTAAGTGCCTCCTTGTAATTATTTTTGAATACTCTGTTTAATTTCCGAGATAGTTCTCTCTAACTCTTCGACCTTCTGTTTTAAAGCGTCAATTTCGCTTGTGGGTAATTGAGACTTTGTTACAAGCGGGTCTTCCGCAAATTTATTTTGTTCTAAAACCTGTAGAAAAAAGTTATTGTAAGTTGGAAACAACCCATACGCTTGGCTGATAGACAATGATGACGATTGTTTATCTTTAATTTCTTTGATATCTGCTCCGACCGCTTGAGCAAATTCTGTGAACTTACTCATAGGCTCACGCTTTCGCTGCGTTGTATACGTTCACAAGGTCTTCTTGCTCTATGGTATCGAGACGGCCACCCAATTCGGTCATTTTCGAGATAATGCCGCTATCAGTATTGCCACCCGCTGCGCTGATTTTATCAGCGATTTCCTTGAGTGTATCAAGCTCTTCCGGTGCATTACCGATGATGTCAGCCTTAGCTTGCGTAATAGCTTGTGTCAAGCGTTCTTCGGTGATACCGCCTGCACCTTTATCCTCTTTACCTGCGAGGGTAGTTTTAATTTCCTTGATGTCAGCACCCACGGCTTGGGCGAAATCATGTAATTTACTCATTTATGTTTCCTTTCAAATTTTAGCTAGATTGTAGATGTTTACGAGGTCTTCCGTGGTTTCACTGCCACCGGCAATGTACCCAGAATCTCGTAATTCATCCGCTAGTAACTTTAGTTTAGGGTCTTTCTTTGATGGAATCGCACTACCGATGTTTAGTGAGCTCTTAACTTTCACCTTGAAATTGTTTGATGGGAAGATATGTCCATTCAGTTTAACTTCGAGGTAGTAAGTGCCGGGCTCTACGACGTCACCCATGACGAAGGTAAAATGCCCGTTCTCCACGGTTACATCTTGATAGAGTGCCACGGTTTCATCATTTGACAGCGTGAGCTTACCAGTACCGGATAACTCCATGCGTCTGCCATCAGCCCCTAAAATTTCAAAACCAAAGACGGAAGCAACATTCCCACTCTTGAGAATGTCACCCCCTTCAATCTGGTTGATAGAGGTCATGAGTCTAGACATAAGCTAGTCCTCACGAGGTTGATTATAGTTTAATGCACGTTCACTGTCTGCCACACCCTTAGTTGTTGGGTCTGTAACAATACCCAAGATTACCAAGATCACAACGAAAGTATTAACACCCTCTTGAATGTTGCTAGGGATATTAAGCCCGAATTGTTGCAACATAAGGAACACTGCTGAGATAAGAGCTACCAAAGTAGCCTTGTTTTGCAAACGTAGTTTAAAGTTAATCATTGTCATTATTCTCCTTTTCTTCTTTCAAGAAAAACTTTTCTTTGTCGATGTTTCTCTTAACGTATTTGTCAATATAAGGGATTTCAACCCCTAGTGCCGATAGACTAGCCAAAATGCTAGAGCCGTAAGCGGCAATCATGGCAAAGATAAATGTATCTAAGACACCTCCCAAGTTCATGAAGACCGCAAACGGATAGAAAATGGCTACGAACGTAAACATGGCTATGTGACCGACTAGCCCTTTTCTAAATTTCGAGCTCGAAAACTCATGGAAAGCCCAAGCCCTGGACACACCGATGGCAATGTCACTGAAAATGATAACCATTAGCAGAAACACCCATAAATGCTCGTCTATGCCGTGGTCGTAGAAATCTTTGACCACTTGAAAAATACCAAAGATTCCGTCTGGTTTGTGCATTTCACACTCCTTAACATTTTATTTAACCCCCATTTTTTAAAAACTATTTCAAAAGAATATTGTTGCCGTCAGTGGCATAACCGATGAAATCGTTAGAATTCACCGCCGCAAGACGACCATCAACCAATCCAATGCGTTGACCCATTGTTAACGAACTGATACCAGTATCGTCTTTAGCAACGTAACCAGCATACTTAATCACACCCATAGCGTTTGGCTCGATATCGTCGAGCGATACGCCGTAAAAACGCCAAGGTTCGTCAGTTCCCAATGGCTGTACTGAGTTACCAACCAATTCCACCGGCATACCGACTGTGATTCTAGTCTGGCTAGTGTTTTTAAGTGTTCGGACTTCATCCGCAAATTCGACACGTTCCTTGCGTCCTGTACTGTTAATGTTAATGTAAGGCACAATCGTATTACCACCACCAGACACGGCAAAATGGTTGCCATGACGTGAATTGCTTTGCTCCTCGAATAGCTTGACAGCCTTGTCGATATTACAGTTTTCAATGGTTACGATTGACTTCTTAGCTCCCGTGCCATAAGACCCAAAACGGATTGATTCTTCACCACTGCCAGTGATAAAGGTACATTTTGAAATCTTCACACGGTTAGATTCAACATTGAAGTTGTCATGCATTGAGAATGGCAATGTTGTTGATTTAAAGGTGCAGTTCTCAAAGTGGTAACTACCACCAGAACCCATACCCGCTGCGTATGCTTGCGTTGAGCTCCAAACACCGTTTTTGTTTCCTTGATGCTCAAAGTAACAATCAATGTACTTCATATCATTGTTACTGTACTGGTTGTTAGTCTCATCATGGACTGCGTAGCGGGTATTGCGGACAGTGATTTTGATATTCTTGATTGTATTATGACGCCAAACGTTTAAAACGCTTGTACGGCTTGAAGTTGCCCAAGTGGTCTTATTGTCTGGAATTTCCATTTTAAGGCGAACATCACCGACTCCGATAATATTAACGTAGTCAGGCACTTCGATACCTTGGCGCTCGCTTCCGTTGCTTTCTACACTTCGAAGGAACGCATCTCCACCAAGTTCTTGCAAGATGTCATATTCTCCCGAATGAATATAGAGCGTTACAGGGTCGTCGGCGTTACCGGCACCGACTGCCTTAATGGCTTCGGTTAGTGTGCTGAAATCCCCCGCTGATTTCTTGATGGTGTACTCATTCTTTAGTTTAGGGAAAGCAATTGGTGTGTTACTTTCCAAGGCACTAGCTCCGTAATTCAGATTAGGCAGTTTAGACGCTGCACCAAGACCACCCTGGATAAGCTTAGACGGATTCTCTGCCAATCGTCGAGTGATGAGCAAATAGCCATTCTCGGTAGGTGTGAAGTCTTCACTAATCAGATTATCGTTTGAAGAAAACTGCTTCAATCTACGGTCATCGAGACTAAAGTAATAAGTAAAGAACCCTCGAACATCCTTTAAGCCGTATTTCTTGCCTTTTTCAAGATAGAAAGGCGGATATGCCCCCCAGTCCTTAGAGTCCCCCATCTGTTTGGCTGTACCATTGTAGTATTTCCCACGGGTTAGCGTGTTCTCGTCGATAAGCTGCTTGATTTCTGTTACAAAATCTAGATCAGTAGCTTTGACATCAACTGACAATTTAGGGATTTTTAGCGAGATATAGCCGTCTGGAAGATTGTTCATGTCAACGTTAGCCGCTGCAATCTCTGCCACTGATGCGTTGAAAACCTTAGGCTTAGCGTCACTATTTCGAGTAGAAATATAGAGGATTGCATCTTCTGATGGTGTGTATTCTGTACTGGTCACCACGTCGCTATTCGCTAATTTCTTAATGATACGGCTACCGTCCACTGATGTCACATAAGACAGCACCCCACGAACACCGACAATGTAATAAGTCTTGCCTTTGTACAAGTTGACTGGAAGATAGCGGCTCCAATCATTATTATTGTCGTTGATAATCTTCCCGCCATTTTCTACCCAGAAAGTGCCGGTGATTCGGTCTGTAAGCATTTGCTTGATACCTTGAGCAAAGTCGATGTTGTCAGCGGTAACTTCGTTACCACCAAGCCCCCTAGACTGATAGACTCCACCCTCTTTCCAAGAGCGAGCTCCTTCGTCGTAGTAGTACCATTTGCCCGTATCTTTGGCTACAACGATACCATTTGCACCGTTTGGATAAGTGCTACTGATTTCAGATAGCGAATTAAGAACAGCCTTAGGGGCATTGGATTCAATCTTGTTGAATTTCTTTTCAACGAAATCAGCACTAGCCTTTCCGCTAAGCGTGTTCTCGATGGTGCTTAGACGGTCATCAAGGTTGCCGGCAAGACCACGGGCTTTGATAACTTCCATGTTCGTATTGCCGTTAGTGGCGCCGTCAGCGTAGGTCGTCTCAATAGCCTTGGCAATGGCTTCACGAACGTCTGCCCCTCTGGTCTTTTTACGGATTGCCTTAGTCAAGACACTAATATTCTTAGTGTTCTCAAGGGGCGTCACATCGTCGTAGAGGTTCAAACGTCCCTCTGCTTCAGTTTGTGGCATGTTTAATTACCTCCATTTAATTCTTTTTGCAACTTAGCAATTTCAGCTTCTACGTCCTTAATCGTTCTAGCACGTTCCTGCTCGTCCATGTTGTACGATGCAAGCTGATTATCATAGTTAGCCTTAGCCACGAGATAATCAGCGTATTGCTTATCATAAGCGGCAATTTCGTCCGCTGATGCGTTTGGACTTGGCGGTGTTGGTGACGTTGGGGCTGTAGGTGCTGAGCTAGGTTTATTCTTGAGTGCTGCGAGTTGGTCTTTAAGAGCCTTCAAGCGCTTCTCTTTATTAGCCGTTGATGTATTCTGTTTCAAGCGTTCGATTGAGTTTTCAGCTTCTTGTAATTGAAGTTGGTATGCTGAAAGTGACTGAGATTGTGAGCCGATGGTTAGATCAACGCTCTGTGGGTTTAGGATATCGATTTTTTTCTCCAAGATTTGCAAAGTTTCAATCCCAGATAGAGGGGCGTTGATAATCGGGTGCTTGTTCCCAATTTCAAATTTATCGTAACGGCTATCAATCAGATAACGCTCTACCGCTGAGATTGTCCACTTCGCGAGTGCGATTTTTTGGTTACGTAAGTACTGCTTACCACGGGCAAGCAAAACGCTAGGGTTGTCGATTTCAGTCCAGATTACAGCCTTACGGATAATACCAAACTCTTTTATCAGCTCTTTGTCTTCCAAAAACGCACTGTTATTGTTAACGTGCCAAATGGTCAACTGTTCTCTGGTCACATCAGGGCTCTGGTCCTCGTCTGGATGTTCCTTCTGGATATCAGCACCAATCGGCATAATTTGAGTAGCTAGACCGTCAAAATCAAGCTCTCGGCTTGCTGATTTAATATTCTTACCGATTTGAAGCGGTGATTTCTTGGTTTCTCCAATCTGGGCGGTCCAATCGACATATAAGCGAGTGTTCCGCTCGTAAATGGTCAAATATCCCCCAATATTGTTAATGATACGCTCTCGGACACAGTCCCAAGTGCTTTCATATCCAAGGTAACGCCAAGGCTTATCCGTCCTACTGTTAACCGTGCAAGTACCAAGATTGATGCGTTTGTAGTCTTCAACCTCTCCGTTAGCAACCCTTAGAATTTCAGTTAAGTAAGGTGCTGCTCCTTGGTTCGGTATTTTCTGGAACCATTGAGCGGAATCATGCAAGAATGAAAGGAAGTCCTCGCAGGTCACTTTCTGAGCGAATCCGTCCGTTGTCATTTCGTTCGTCGATGTCAACACTCTGCCCACAAACTCGACCTTTCCGTCATAGAGATTGACCACCTCGACGATTGACTTAAACGGCACCATCTTATTGTAGAGAGGGTGCGTAAATGGGACAGCAAACGAAAACTCATGAATAGTGTTTAGAGCTTGGTTAATTTCACCAACGATAACTGTGCCCCCTCTTGGGCTGTACGGGTCGTGGATAGTCTTGCGTCCATACGTGGTGCGATTGAGTTTATCCCACCGTCTAGCGTTGAAGTCACTCCACCAATAAACAGCATAGCCTCCCTTTTGCTTAGCGGTTTCGGGTGGCTCAGGAACGACGATTTTCTCCCCACCAACTCCGACGAGTTGCCCGTTATTGTCGTACACATAGACATGCGTTAGAAACTCACCTCGCTCGTCGTTATGGTCTGAGACGTTAACAGTACAGTACCAGTTACCGCCCCATTCAACACCGTCGTACCAAATGATGTCGTCCTGGTCGATAACTTTTCCGGCACTAGGCGAGTAGTTTGTCTTTCTGCTCCACGTTGGGAATACCACCCCTTTGATACCAGTATCATTTCTGAGATTTGAAACCTTGACAGCATAGCCCGTGTGGCTGATGTTAAATACTTCGATTTTACCGCTTGCACTCATGCCATCACCTCGTTATTAAAGTGCATGGCTATTGTGCCATTACCTTTAGCCTTAAAGTAGTTAATCCCTTGATAAAGTGTCAATGCAAACTCCCTATTTTCACCACGTTTGAGGTTGTAAATTACACCCTCTGAATCAGTAAGCGTGATATCTTCATCACAATAGATTACTGGACTGATAGATGTATCACCAGAATTGACAAAATAGATTGTCCTTTCTGATTTTGTATATCCAAGTTGCCATTTAGTCCATGTTGAGTCGTCATTTTCAAAATCGAATGTGTCCCATACATCATCGAAGTATTCGTTTTCATGGAAGGCGAACGGATAGCACTTAAATGTGATGGTAGCGACCAGATTCTTCTTAATCGGGTCATCAGCTACTTTGATGTGCTTGATTTTACCCATCCAATAATAGCGTCGGTCATGCGTATCAAACAGCTTGCGTTCCGTTTTAGTCACCATTTGAGACTTAATCATACGCTCTGCGGTCTTACGGGATTCATACTCGGTGAATGGCAATTTAAACTCGTATGTAATCTCTCTAGGCTCGAAGACACGTTCCCCTAAAACGCTAGAGAAGTCGAGTACCCCTTGCATGAAGGGGATAGACTCGACGATTTCTTTCTCGTCTGGGGTTGGTGCTTCACGTTTCTGTAGGTACCACCCAGCGTCACGACTATTGAAATCGCCAAATTTTATATATTCTTTGATTTTAGTAATCATAATCTGTGTCGTCCTTTCAGTGTTTTAATCGTATCAATGGCACTATTGAAATTATTAACTGTGCCACCAACTAGAGCACCAGTGTCTAACACCATGTTTTGACCTTGTGCCACTTGGTCCTTGAGTTCTCCAAGAGCGTCAATCACATCACCAAGCAAGCCGGCTGAGTGAGCAGCGTAAGCTTCTTGACGGGCTGAAATCGTAGCGTCTGGTGTTTTATCTCGTAAGACTTCCATCTTAAGCTGACTTGCCATGTTTGAAGTGGCACCGGTCAACATTGCATTAGCTCGAACATTGAACCCGTTAACTTGGTCACGGATGTAATCCAAGCTATTAGCTACCTCTGGTGCTGATTCGTCGATACCTCGAGCGATACCAAGGCCAATATACCAACCAACTTGGTCACGGAATAGGTGTGAAGGTGAGTGAATTTTGGCTTTAGCTTGAGCTGCACGCTCTGCTTGTGCCACCAAGGCGTTAGCTGCTGCTGTAACTGCTCCAAGAGCTGAGTTAAGACCAGCGGCAAGACCTTGCCCCATGTAAGCACCAGCTGAGAAGAAAGCGCCATATCCGGCCCTTGCTGCGGCTGCTGCTTGGTTAACTGCTGCTTGCGTTACTGCAACTAACTGCTGTCCGCTTGCTTGCATAGCTGATACCATTTGAGCACCACCGGCACGAATAGCAGCAACTACTTGATTCATGCCGTTGCGAACCGCTGAGACAATTTGATTCATGAATGCTTGAGTGCTAGCAACCATTTGCATTCCGCTAGAACGTAGAGCCGCAGTCATTTGCATAGCACCAGACGTTACAGCTTGGACTGCTGACATCATACCGGCACTAACCGCCATACCAAGTGACATCATTGTTGCCTGCAAGGTCATGGCTGCCGCTCCAACGGTAGCGAATACACTAGCAAGCATCATGACTTGAGCACTTACCATTGCAAGTCCAGCTCCTGCCATTTGGGCTGAGCTAGCAAGCATAGCAAGCTGACTAGATACCATAGTAGCCATCATGGAAACCATGCTGAAACCGGTTTGAGCAGTCATGAGTTGAGCACCAAACATGGTCACTGCTGAGCTTGCCATCATGAGCTGTGATGTCATTTGCATCAAGCTAGTGGCAAACAACATGAATTGAGTGTTTAGCATGGTCAATGAAGTACCAATCATCATGAATTGAGTACCTACAAGCGTTAAGCTAGTCCCTAACATAGTTGAGCTAGTAGCCATCATGGTCATGCTCGTAGTGATCATAGTCAACTGAGTAGCTAACATAGTTAAGCTAGTAGTTAACATAGTCATGCTTGAGCTGATAGAAGTCATGCTAGCAGTCAATGTCATTGAAACTGTGCTGAACTGAGTTAAACCAGTCGCAGCAACCATCAAGGCCGGTGCTAGTGTCATGATTTGCGTTCTAAACGCCGTGATAGGGGCTACGATAGCCGTTAAACCAGCTAGCGATTGACTAGCTTGATTTGAGAACGTGCTGAATGCAGTACCCGCTGTGGTCAACAATGATTGTAAGTTAGTAAATGATGACTGAATGCTTGTAATCGTGCTTGAGAATGATGTCAGACCAGATACAGCACTAGATGCTGAGCTAGATACCTTACTCATGCCGTCGCCAAGGTTCTTCATGCCAGTACCCGCTGTGGCAAGTCCCGCTGAATTATCACCGATAGAACCAACCCCCTTGGCAACCGCTGCAAGAGATGCAGCCATGTCCGCAAGATTGGTATTGGTAATCTTAACGACACCATTGGCAAGTTGATTGAATCCATTACCAGCCTTTTGCGCTGCGGTACCGATTGAGTTAAACACATTAGCTAAGCTATTCAATACACTACTGATTGCACTGCCGGCTGATGTAATGACGCTTGAAATACCTTCAAACGCTGATTTGATACCGTTTCCGATACCTTGAGCCGCTGTACCGATAGAAGTCCCAACCGACTGAACCACGCTAGCAATACCCTGCAAGGCTGTACCAATGGCTGAACCGGCAGCGGAAATGACACCAGAAACACCACTTAGGGCCGTACTAATAGCCGTACCGATACCCATAGCAGCCGTAGCGATTGCCATTCCTGCGGCTGACACAACTGATGCAATGCCACTGAATGCAGCACTAATCACACCACCAATAGCTGTGATAATAGGCACAATTTGAGTGATTGCTGTAACAATTGCTGAAATGATTTGGCTGATAATAGGTGCAAGAGTCTGAACGACTGTAACGATGGCAGAAATCACTTGACTAATAACTGGTGCGAGTGTTTGGACCACTGTAACAATCCCTTGAATCAAGGTCATAATGACTGGTGCCGTTGCTTGAATGGCTTGTACGATTACTTGTAAGACCATTGCAATCTGTGGTCCAAACTGCCCGATTACTTGAGCAACTTGAACGATACAATTCGCAACAACTGGAGCGATTGCCACGATAGCGTTAGCAATGATTTGAGCTACTGCCGTGATAGTATTCCCAATAATTTGAACAATCGGAGTTACTGCTGTAACTATCTGGCTAATCGCAGAACCTAGAGCGGTAGCCAAACCACTGAAAGCACTGATAATGGCTGGTAGCGTTCCTAGAATGGATGTCCAAGCGTTACCAAATGCCGTGATGAATGGTGCTGCATTGCCTAGAGCTGTTCCTACTGCTTCAACCAATGGTGATAGCTGAGCAAGACCGGGTGCAGCTTCACCGACTGCCGTAACGACAGTAGCAAAGGCAGTACCGAATGCTTCAACAATAGTTCCTGCTGCCTTACCGATAGATTCAACAACAGTTCCGAACGCTGAACCGATAGAGCCAATGATTTGTGAAACACCACTAGCGTGGCTTGCTAATAGTGAGAATGAAGCCACAATCAATGCAATTCCTGCACCGATTCCGACTGCGGCAACGGCTACTGCAGCACCGAATGAAAGCAAGGTCGCTGGATTCAATCCTTTAAGACCTTGTAAAACGTATTTCATTCCTTGACCAAAACCTTTGTAAGTTTCAGCAATACCTTTGAATATGGCTGTCAAGATTCCTTTGATTGCATTACCAGACGACTTGATAACGTTGGATATACCGCTGAATAACTGAGTAATCGTCGATTTAGAACGTCTCGCACTGTTAGCCGCTTCTGCTGTCCCCGCTGCTGCATCCGCTCCGAACTTCTTGAACGGGTTAAGGCTCTTGATGAAATCAAGTCCTCGTAATGCAGCACTAACTGCTGAAATACCAGCCTTGGCAGTCATGAAACCTGCTACCATTGCAAGAATTCCACTAGTTACACCATTTAGGACACCTTTAGGGAGGCTACTGATAAATTTAGAAATCGCTGAAATCCCTTGAGAAATCCAGTTAACAAGCGTTCCAATGCCTGATGCAATCCCAGAAATGATTGACTGCATTTGTGAGCTACCAAGCACCTCGCCAAGTGATGATCCAATGGTTTTTAGGGCGTTCCATGTATCTTGCACTGCTGCCTTAAACGATTGAAAGGCTCCTGTATCAGCGAACGAAGTGATGAAACTTCTAACTGAAGTTGTGGCGACATTCAAGGCTTGTGAGATACCGTTAGCAATGTCACCGAAGACTGAGCCAATGCCCTGCATGAGCTTGCTACCATCAATCTTGCTAAATAACTGCTTGATTGAGCTTGAGATGTAAGTAAAGGTTGCACCCAGATTTTTCAAAGCTCCTGTATTTGAGAAGCCTTTCCAAAGCGAAGACAAACCACTGCCAATCTTGTCAGCAATGCCGTTGATGTCTATTCTCTCTAGTGCATCGGTTAGCCCGACAACTGCCTTGATACCGATTTGATTGAGTTTCTCAAACTGTGGCATCAACTTGTTAGCAAGAGACTCTTTCATACCGTCAATAGCTTGGTCAACGGTCTTGAACTCTGTGGCCATTTTACTGAAAGTGTCGTTAGTACCGACTTTAGCAATGGCGTCAAAGAAGTCCTCTGTCTTAATCTTGCCGTCCTGGACTGCTTGGACCATTTCAGCGGTGCTCATGCCCATTTCTTTCGCAATGGCGGCAATACCGGCAGGGGTTTGCTCTAGCATGAGTTTGAAGTCTTGCCATTGAACCTTTGGCTTAGCTGCCATTTGGGTTGCTTGCTGGCTCAAGGTCTTCATGGCTTGTTGTGGGTTTTCTGCCGCTGCCGCAAGACCACCAAAGCCCTTAACAAGCTCGGTTGTATTCTTCGTTCCTACGGCTGCTAACTGTGAGTAGGTAGAAGCCATATCAGACGCTGAATAAATGGTCTTGGTCGCAAAGTCCTGCAACTCGCTCTTAACCTGCTGAATCTGTTCCGTAGGCATGTTAATCTGTTGCATGTTGCCTTCAAAAGTCTTCCATGCCTTAGTTGAGCTATTAAGCTCCCCGACCATTGACTTCATGCCGTTTCCTAGAGCACTAATACCGGTCATGATAGCCCCACCGATTAAGTTAGCACCCAATACAGACTTAAACACCGACCCAACCTTACCAGCTGAGCCTTTCAAGCCTTCTAAAGCCCCTTTGATGCGTTTAGCCCCACTTTCAGCGTCTTTGCCATCGAATAACGCCTTAATGGTGACTGTACCATCTGCCATAGATTATCCCTCCTTTCTAAAATTCTTCTTCTTCGTATTCTTCATCAACGATTGTGTCGTTAGGGAGAGCATAATCTTTCTGAAGCTTACGCATTTCCTCTTTGTATTCTGCTGAGTCGCCCTTTTGAGGTTTCCATTTTCTGATTTTGACAACTTCCATGAACTTCGTACCCTCTGGCAATCCAGACAGTAGGGCGTTAAACTTTTTCCAGTGAAGTTCGCCTTGGACATCGAATAAATCAATGCCGTATGCTTGCAAGAATGACGCATAGATATAGTCACCATCGTACCGGATATCATAAGGTGCTTGCTCTTGCTTGCCATTGCTTGCAGTAGTCTTCATAGGGTTTCCTGCCAAGTCATACTCGACATGGTTGTCCTCGACTGTTGAAAGGCTGATATGTTCTTCGAAAACCTCGTTAAACACCTCAGACATTTCCTCGACAGTGAAATCTTCTAAAGTCTCACCAGTCAAAATACGAATACCGAAATGCGGTTTAACAAACTCTGGAACATCTTCATCCCTCCACATTTCAAATAGCCGTAGAACATTGTCAAAAGACAAATCAAGGGCGTACTCTTCATCATCGATTACTAACTTATCTGTTAGTTTTCGTGATAGATCAAGCATTTAAGTATTTATCGAGGGCTGATTTTGAGTTTTGACTTTCAAATTCCTCTGAAATACCTTTGATGGCTTCAATCAGATAGAACATGGCATTGATTGTTGACTGGCCAGCAAACGCATAGACTTGTTTGAACGCTTCTTCATCATCGAATACTTGGTTAAAACCATCTTCTACCAATGCCTTCAAAGCTCCGAGAGCTTCTTCATCGCTTGTCTCTTGGAATGCTTGCCCTTTGGCTTGCAAATCTTCCCCAACTGCCTTCATGCGTTGAATGTTGCCGTCTGACACTGGGAAATTAAGTTGAAACTCACCGAAATCTACAGGGATGACATTGCTACGTTTTTTAATTACTACCATGTTGTTACTTCTCCTTTAATACGAAAAAAGAGGGTAAGGGCTAAACCCCACCCTCTTAGTTGTCTTATCTTTGTTTTATTTAGTTAGATTACCCACCGATTCCAGGTGTACCAGTTTCTGATGATTCACCAGAACGGGCAGTACGTCCAGACGTTTCTGAACCAGCTCCCGATACTGCTGCGGCTGGTGCTGAAGTGAAGTCGTGTTTCTCTGGCTTGCGTGACCAGTTAACTTGGAATTTGATTGATTCAAGTTCATGCGCTTCACCTTCACCAATTTCGATTCCAGACAAACGTCCAAGGCCTTCTTTGTAATATTTGCCTGTTGGCACTACTTCTTTGTACCAAACGACAAGATCATCAGCCAAGTCATCTTCCTTGTCAGTGATGAAGTTTTGAGCTTTATCATCATATTCACGGTGCCCTTCAAACGAACGGCCACGAGATTTTGAAGTGATAACTTTCTCTTTGGTCCCATCACCGTCGAAATAAGCAACGTCATCGTCTTCTTCATCGTTTTCTGGTGAAGTTTCTTTGACACCTTTAGCAATCCACATATACTTGTCATCAGTTGGTGGAGTGTCTGGATGTTCTGGGTCGTAAGGTGCGATATAGTGTTTGCGAATCGCATTTTTATATTTAGCCATTAATTAAGGCTCCTTTCTACTTCTAGTCTTGCTTGCAAATCAAGCAAGTAAATGTAAAAGCCCTGCTCGTCGGCATCGTTTAAGCTCGGTGTCTCGACGGTCAAGGCTAAGAATGTATATGAGTTGTTTTTACTTGGTAGCTCAAACCCGATTTTGGAAAGCTCGGTGTTTATCTTCCAAAGAATGGCATTTAGCTTTTGCTGGTCCTTTGATTTAATAGCTATCTCATAAGGTAGCGATAGAATCTGGGTGCCAGCCATGTCTTCGTCTTCCGCTTTGCCACCGGGCAAGGGATAGACTGAAAGACTCTCGTCTTCTGAAAGATAATCAAGTTTGCATTTCAACGGCAGTCCAAGCGTATTGATGAAGTTTGCGAGAACTTCTGAAAAATCGTTATCGTTCATTAGTTAACCCCCATAGCTCGCAAGGCGACTTTGCCCCAGTTCTTACCATGCTTAGGAATAGCTTTCTTATCCCACCGCTTGCCAGTTCCGGGTGTAGTGTATTTGCTGAAAGTGAAGCTTCTATTTTTGTTGTAACTAGACCCATAGAATTGAGCTCTTGCATAAGGTCCTGGATATCTAATACCATCGCTAAACGCCGAACCGCTAGCACTCAAAGTTCCATCTCTACGAGGGATGAATGGCTGCATGTCGGTAATCATTTGACCAATCATGGCAACCTTTCCACGTTTGACCGCTTCTGGACTGCATTTCTTTTCGAGCCCTTGCAAGTCAACCTTAACGGTTACATTAGCACCCACTAGATCACCTCGATTTCATAGCAAAACACTTTGTCTTGCCTTGGATAGTAGACTGGAATGACGGAACGAATCTTATAATCTCGTTTGCCGTCGTTAATCAAGCCATTTTCAAAGCTTTCATCAAGTACCACCGGGCAATGTTTCGGATAGACAAACAGAACACTCGGTTTTGATTCGCTACGATTGTTAGTTAACCCGCTAACATTGAACCGTCTATCAAATCTAACGGGTTTTAGGGTTGTGGGCTCGTCATATGTTACTTTTCCCCAAACATCCGTTTCTCCTGTTAGTTTTTTGATTGTGACTGAATCAACTAGCATGCGTTTGTCAATAACGGTCATAACATACCCCCTTATACCCATATCCAGCCCCTTTAAGAGCGTTCAAAGCGTCAAGAGATAAATTATACCGACTGCCCTCGGTGGAAGCCTTAGACGTGCTCTTGTAGCTGATTGATGTCCGCCCAAGAGACACACTAGAGACTGATTGTTTTTCGTCAGCGGTCATGATGCCGCTACTATCCAAGTATGCAATTTGAAAAGCCGTTGCTAATTTGACGGCCTTCTTTCGATATTCCAGTTCTTTTTCAAAATCAACAAAGTCATAGAGGTTTCTAATAAACATATTGATAGCTAATTCTGCTCTAGCTCGTAGCTTTTCAAAGTTTTCGACCTCATCAAAACCAAGTTTTTCAAACTCGTTTTCAGTTAGATACGCGATTTTAACCACCTCCATAATAAAAAGGCGGTGTATTATCCGCCTTCTAGTTTATTCCTCGATTTCGTAACCGAGATTAAGAAATGCTGAAACAGCAACATCATTAGTAGCTGTGAAGCTAACGCCGTCTTTGGTCAAGACAACGCCGTTAACTGTTGTTTCTTCGTTCTTCTTAGCTGCTGCCATAGTTACCCCCTATTAGGCTGATTTGTGAACGTAGATAGCTTTCTTCTTGTTTTCCAAGACGAAAGCATCGTAACGGATACGTCCTTCAACAAGTTTACCGTTGATTCCTGGTGGGTTATCGTGAATCTTGTAGTCTTCAAGCTTAACTGGTGATGTAGTAGCCACTGGGTGAGCAATAATGAACTCAACACCTTGTGGAAGGCGGCCCGGTGTAAGAACTACTGGCATGCCGTCAATCATACCAACTTGACCATTGATTGTGATTTGTTGTCCAAGATCAGACTGTTTAACAAATGCTGGGTCAAGCTTGATAAGTTTGTAGAACTTAGATGAAACATGAAGCACGCGCCCAGCAGTTGGAACAAATGCTTCTGTAAGTTTAATTTGACCATCAAGCACTGCTTCATAAGCGTTGTCTTTAGTGACTGCTGCTGTAACGATGTTATCTGTGTCGGCGCCGCCTGCGATAGTTGCGAATCGGTAAGTGTCAATCTCTGGGATAACAACTTCTGAAAGTTGACGGGCAAGAGCTTTTCCAGCTTCCATCACACCGTTAGTGTCTTGTTCTGATTTCTTGTCGATGGTGAATGTGAAAGAGCGGTCTTTCTTCAATACCATTGTTTGAACAGTGTTACCGAGTTCATCCGCTGTACCGTAACGATTGACACCGCTTGTTGTGTAGTCGTTCATTTGTGAAGTTGGAACAGAATACACTTTAACTGTGTCAACACCAGTAAAGTCGAAATCTTGGTTAATGATACCAGTTGAAAGAGCTTCCTTAGTGAAGCGTTCATCAACTTTGTTGTCAAATTTCTGTGCGTAGTTAACAACCATGTTTTAAATACCTCTTTTCTTTTTATACGCTGTCAAAGCCTTCAAATAGGGCTTTATCTTCTGCGCTAATATCCTGCCCAGCGTCCGCTGCCGGATTGCCTGGAACAGTGAAATTAGGGCTTTGCGGTTCGCTTTGAGCTTGGAAGAGGTAAGGGCTAGACTCTTTAAGACCGTTGATAGTTTCTTCTAGAACTGGTTTTCCGTCCTCGCCTAGTTCAATCTTGTCTAGGTCAATAAACTTCATAAGGTCCTCAGAGTTATAAGCTCCTACGTCCTTCAATGCCAAAGCTACCGCGTTAGTTTTCTTAACTTGTGCAAGGTTAGCTTCATTCTCAGTCTTGTAAGTGTCAAATTGAGCTTGTAAGTCCGCTAACTGTTGCTTAGCTTCTTCACTTGCTCCCTCTTTGGCTTTCAAGTCTTCGAGTGCTTGGCTTTGTTGCTCAAGTTGTTGTTTAAGGCTGTCGTTCTCAGCTTGTAGCTCAGACTTAGCTTGTGATTTAGCGTTCTCAATACCTGCCCCGTACGCTTGCATGATATTGTCAATCACACTTTTATCTGTGATACCAGCTTCAACCAACATTTCACGTTTTAAACTCATGCTTAAAACTCCTTTGTTTTACGTCCGGTGGACTGTATTCGCCTAGTTTTACGACATTCGACAGGTCATGATAGTCTAATTCCTATCAGTCAAGATTTGGATCACCAGCTTTCTTTCTCTGTTGCTTTCGCAGCTCGATTTCTGCTTTAGCTTGGTTGAATGGGTCATCATAATACCTCTCTCTCGAATAGTCACGATATAAGAACGGGTATTGTCTCAGATAGTCCCTCATAGCCGCTTGCTGCTTCCTAACTTGCCCCTTGTACTTGCTTATCAGCTCGTCATCTTCTAGTTTGTTAGCGACATGAAGCAACTCTTTTGACTTTCTGATAGAGCGTTCTATAGCTCGTTGCTTAGCTTGAGCGTTAGCGTTTTCTATAGCTTGCTCTGGCGTTAGGTCCTTTAAGTGTTCCGGTAAGTCCGGCTTATAGTTGGCACCTACAACGAATGGTGTTATCTCATGGCGACAGTTAATACCGAGACAACCGCCTGCACTACCAAAACCATAATCGGATAGCGAGTAGATGCGTTCGCCTTTCTCAGTCCTAGCAGGGCCATGCGTAACTATTTGATGCTGCAACGGGGCGCACATCTCGCGGGCTGTTGATTTCATCGAATAATAGAATGTATCGATGCCCACTTCCTCAGCCGGTGCCATTCTAGCTTCACGATAGACCCGCCATGATGTCGAGCGAATAACTGTCCTAGCGTATGTGTCAGCTCTCCACCGCTTACCTTGCTTGTCAGTGAAACCATAGAAGCCCTTTTCAGCCCACTTCATAACCGTAGTAGATACGGCTTGAGTGGGGTTCATTACACCAGTGACAACCTTGGCAACTGTTTCCTCGACTATGGACTGATAGACCTTTCTGACACTGACTGGCAGTGTGGTATTGATAAGGTTGTTGATGTCTCCCATAGTCTGATTGACGTAGTTAGCTAGATTAATCTGGATAAGGTTGTTATCCACAAAATCACCACCACCCATGGAATCTAATAGCTGGGTTTTAGTGTCCTTGTATATCTGGTAGCCTTCGTTTTGAATGACGTATCTTAGCTGTTGCTCAGCTACTCCGGACCTTTCAGCGATAAGCTTGATATTCTCATCATTGAGCAAGCCCATTTCACTCATTTTCTCAATCTGCCAGATATAAGGGTTATCCTCTAGGCTAGCACTGCCACGCTCTCTGATTCGGTCAACAACTTGGTCGAATAAGTCCATTGTCATTTGATGATAGATGTCAGCGACACGGCTAGCGTCTAGCATTAGCTGCTGATCATTTAGCTTGATTGGTTTCTTATCCGCCATAGGTTATCACTCCCCGTAAATCGACTTATCTTCTAGGCTTCTATCATTGTTAGCTTCTTCAATAGTGTTGCCGTTGATTTCTGCTTTGATTGCCTTGGCTTCCTCTGGTGTTACGTTAAGCACCTTTTCAATGGCCATTGTGTCAGTTCCAAAGCCTGCGTTAACTACCTTAACCCAGTAATCAAGCTCTGCGTTTCGGTCAGTGAATACCCCATCATCTAGGTTGACGCTGATAGCGTCCATATCTGGGATTGTGCCACTGTATAGACCGTAAGCTTTGGCAAGTTCTAGCATTGAAATGATTAGCTCTCTTAGTGATTGCTCGACTAATGAAACAATGCTGTTGCGCATTTGGTAGGTGTCCGAGTTCTCGCTGACAATCTCTGTTGCCGTCTTCATGCTCTTGCCGTCGAACGTAAACATGCCGGCTGACACTCCTAACTGCATTTCAAACAAGCTCAGACCCTCATTGATAGCCTTGATATAATCTTCTGAACGGATAGGTGTAGTAAGGTCGGTAATCTTAACACCGCCGTCAATGTCATTGCTCTCAAACTGCTCATAGACGTTTTGACCTACTTCAAATTGATGTCGGACAACAACCTTGCCGCCTTCTTCGGTATAGATAGGCTTAATCAGTTGAGCAGGGACAGCAACACGACGCTGCCCCATTTTGACCTCCCACATAAACTGATCATAGGTTTCATTGAGGAAATCAATCGTAGTCTTAGCGTTATCAAAGATAGATAAACCAAGAGGGCTATTGATATCCTTGTTATTCATGCCAGGGGCTTTCAGATAGGTAAATAGTGGACGGCTTAAACCGTGCAATTCCACTGATTCCTCTAGGTCCTCATAAACTTCTGATAGTGGCACCCTCTGGCCTACAATGTTTTGATTGTCCGAACGGTACAGCTCATTTGATACGGTATATTTGCCATCTTTAGACCACTCATGAAGCTCAATTAGCGTGTAATAGATTACTTTCTTACCTTGGTTTTTCGTGGTCTTAGTAACGATAGCAGCACTCGAAACATCTTGCGTGTTTGATTGTAGCGGCAAGAAGACTGGCGCTTGCACAAATGATACTCTGACTTGCTCACCGTCGATATAAGGACGCATTGCAAGACCACCAAGGGCCAGACATGACTCTAGGTAGCGTTCAAAGTTCTTTGTAAAGCGGTCATTATTAAGCTGTTCTTGAATGAACTTATCAGCCGTTGCATCATCGACCTTGATCTCAGCTTGTTCATTGAACACAAGGCTAGCAATCTTCTTTGAAGCGGTCCTTGCAATAGGCAAGTGATTGAACGCCCTCTTTTGGGGTGTACCGTTACTATCGGTGTACTTGATAAGCGGATATTTACCGGCAAAGTATTTCAAACTCTCCCTAATTCGGTCATATTCAGCGATAGACACGGCAATTTTGGGGTGGTCTGTGATATTGGTTAGACTTTCCGTTGTCATAACGTATTTACTCCTTGTGAATAAGTCTTTAATGGTCTGTACTATTCCCATTATTAGCTCCTTTAAGCCTTCAAACCTAACGCTCTAGCGTTGTCTAATACGAAATATTTGAATTCATCGACGGTGTGGTCATCCTCTTTGATAACTTTAGGATCGTCTGTGTGTATCGTTTTCTCATCGTATCGATACATCTTGTGTTCTTCGTAAAATATCTTGTTACTTGGTATATCAAGATAATAGAAACGCCCCTCTGCTAATAGACTGATAACCATATCAACCATGGTCTGATTCTTCTTCTTAGCAACTGGATGCCAGCGCTCTCTATAGTCTTTGAAGTATTGGTTACGAAGCGCACCCTCTGCACTATCGATGGTCATTTTTAGTTTAGGCACTCGATACTGCTTCATAATCTTTTCGATGAAATCATGGATCATAACAGTCAACTCGCTAGGCGCTTTCTTAATCACTTGACCAGCGGGGCTGTAATAGAATGTATCTAGCAGAATCACATTGCCTTTTGCAGTCAACCCAAAAGCACCGCAAGCCGTTGCTGATTGTTGGTGTCCGGTATCCATTGCGAACGATATCCCGATAAGTCTATCGTCTGTTGGTAAGCTGTCGATAGCGTGGAATGTACTCATGTTATACACTTGATTACCAAGCCCAACCGCTTCACCAAGATACAAATAACGGTAATAGTCGTAGTCGTTCTGTTTGATACGCTCTATATCCTCTAACATTTGCTCTGTCACAAAGCCTAACTTATCATCAAGGTAAGTGCTTGAGTGCGCTAGATAGTTATCATTGGTCTTGATATCCTCAAACCATTCGTTAATCCAGCTATAAGGATTGCGAGGTGGGTTGTAAGACCAGAAAAACTGAACAAACGGGGCTTTATCATGTTTCTGACGCATGAAAGTGACGTTTGACTGGTCGAAGTCCTCAGCGTCGTTAAATTCAGCCGCTTCTTCATACCACACAGCGATAATGTTCCCGATGTCGTTTGATTTCAGCTTTTGGAAATCGTCTTGACCGTAGAAATAGAACGTTGAGCCAGTACGCTTGTGAACTATCTTAAACGGGCTCACAGTCGCTCTAAAGTGATTGTCCAGACCAAATAGACTAATCGCCCACTGAACCTTATTAAACACGCTGTCACGAATTGTATTAGCTACCTTACGAATGACAACCACGTTAGCTTTTTCACCCATCATGATGTACTTAATCATCATATAGACGAGCTTTAGCACGATAACCGAGGACTTGAAAGAGTTACGTCCGCCCTTTAAAACGTTATAAGGCTTTTGAGACTGCCAAACCGATTTAAAATGCGGGTTAACATTCTTCTGAATATCAATCGTTGTCATCCGGGATATCCTCCCAAGCGTTGACAATGTTGAGGTTCATCGTTCCTTCGATACCACTGTCTAACTGTTCCTTAAGTTTCTTAATTTCAAGCTCCAACTTCTCAGCTTGTTTAGTGGTCGGATAGCGTTTCATAAGTTCGCTACCAGCTTTGATGACTTCAGCAATGGACGGAGGTTTTTCAGTCTTAACAAATTGACCAGTCATAGAATTGAGTTCAACGACTTCCTCTGTCAGCTCTTGTCTCAATATCGAAGTGAAAACTTGCATAACTTCGTCTTGTTTTGCAATCTTTTTCTTTTCAAGCTCTTTCATGCGTTCTTCGATATAAGCCTTGATTCCCATATTTTCCAATAGCTTGTGTGAGAATTTCTTAGCGTACTTTTCAGAATAACCAGCTTTAAGAGCTGCATTATAAGCTATACCAGATATCAAGTATTCATCCGCAAATAGCTTTTGTCGTTGATTTAGCCCAATATGTCCACCTCCTTCGCTAGATTTTGTGCATAAAAAAGACAACCCACAAAGTGAGCTGTCTCTGATTTTCTTCGATAATATAATAATACCACTTTAAACAGTTGTTAGACACCGTGAATTATCCGTCAAAATACCGAAATCTCAACGTTCTACAACTAATTTGCCATCTCTATACAATTCAGCGAATGCTAGGATAGCATTATTAAGTAGCTCTTGAAAAGCCGTCCTTTCGAATCCGATTGCCTGGGCGATTTGCCAGTTTGGTTTCGGAGGGTATGCCAGATATTTCTCTATCAGTATTCTGCGATAGTCTGGACGATATAGCCCGCTAACTGCTTGTTCTATGGCTTCTAGCTCGTTCATAGCATCAACACGCCTAACTGCAATATTTTCCACAGGTCTACTCACTCCGCTGCCACCTCTGGGCATAAAAGTAAATTCCTGTGTTATTTTCTGCTCAGCGCTATCGTGTGCAATCTCTCGCCAGCGTGGATATTCTCGAAGTTTTCGCTTGCAACGTTTGATTGTTGCTTTTTCATCAATTTCCGGCAATAGCATTGTTCTGCCCTCTCTGGTATAATAGTAGTGTTGACTTTCAAAGAGTGCCGGCCATTGTGTCGGTCTTTTTTTATTTTTCCGGCTCAGTAATTAAGAGATATGAAAAGATTAAGTTTGTGAGCCTTTTATCACCTCCTTCCTAGCCACTGACACCAGCAAAGTCTTTGGCTTTTTTT